ATTACAAATAACAATGTTATTAATAATTGTATCCTCGTAAATAGTCACGATGGATCTAACTACGCATAAAAATTATGTCTAAAATTATCTTATCAAAAAGAAAAACTAAAAAAGTAGAACTTCCAGAAAGCAAGGCAACAGTTGAAATCTATGCTTCAATTATTGCTGCCGATATTGTCAATATGGGTTATGTAAAAGAAAACGATTTCGGTCAGTCTGTTAAAATGCTTTCTCAACTTATTAAGTCTTGGAATATTTACGAAGATGAAAAAGACGAAAAACCTAGAGAGATAAACGACGACTCTATCGGACAATTACCGATAAGTGATTTAACTTTCTTGTTTACAGAATTGCAAGAGTTTGTAACTTCAGAAAAAAAAGGCTAGCCCATCTTGCCCCGTTAGCACTTGAGATGGGCTGGACAGAACATCAGTTGTTAGAACAAAATACGATTTTGTTTTTAGGGGAGATTACAAGAGCGTATAATAATAAAATTAAATGTCAACAGAGAACATCAAAATTGTAATATCTGCACAAGATAAGACTAAAACAGCATTTAAGTCTACTTCTAATGACCTAAAAAAATTAGAGACACAAACAAAAACATTCAAGGGTAAAATATCAGGCTTAGGTTCAACATTTAGTAAGATGGCAATAGTCGGAGGTATTGCTTTTACTGCATTAGGGATTGGTATATCAAAGGCAACACAGGCGGCTGTAGATGCTCAAGAAATATTCAATAAATTTGATGTTGTTTTTGGTGATGTAAAAAGTGAGGCAGGCAAAGTTTCAGATAGTTTTGTAGAGAATTTCGGCTTGGCTCGTTCATCAGCACAAGATTTATTGTCTTCTACTGGAGATATGCTTACTGGTTTTGGTTTTACTGGTGGGGCAGCTCTTAAATTATCAAAGAAAGTTAATGAGTTGGCTGTTGACCTCGCTTCTTTTACTAATCTCCAAGGTGGAGCAGAGAGAGCCAGTAAAGCCTTGACTAAAGGTTTGCTGGGTGAAAGAGAAAGTATGAAAGAACTCGGTATTGCTATCTTAGATGAAGATGTTAATATCCGTCTTGCACAAAAAGGCTTAGAAGATTTAACTGGTATGGCTTTGAGACAAGCTAAAGCTCAAGCAACATTAGAAATTGCTATGGAGCAAAGCAAAAACGCAATAGGGGACTTCGCAAGAACAGCGAGTAGTTCTGCAAACTTACAAAGAAAATTAGGTGAAAGGACAAAAGAATTAAGTGAAGCATTTGGACTTGTTTTTGAGTCTAGTTTACAGAAAGTTTTACAAGCACTTGTCCCTCTTGTTGAAAAAATAACAACATTGATAGAGGAGAACCCAAAGCTAACAAAAACATTAGGGTTATTAGCCATTGCCTTTGCAGGATTAGCTCTAGCCGTTGGATTGGTTGGAATTGCACTTATAGCATTATCAACAGCGGCAGGACCGGCTATAGTAGCCTTTTTAGCCTTTGCCGGACCTATTGCTGTGGTTGTCGCTGGACTTTCTATTCTAGCTTCAATCATTTCAGAGAAATTAAACTTTTCTTATGAAGAAGCTACTAAAAAAAGTCTTGCTTTAGCAGAGAAGTCAGGAGACCTTGCTTCTAAATTAAGAGAATTACGAACACCAATAGAAATGGATGCTGAAGAAATGAAATCTCTGGCAGAAGAAACAAGAAAAGCTGGTATAGAAGTTCAAGAAATTCAAGATAAAATAAATGATGTTGTTGAAGATTTTAACAACCGTAAAAAAGATATTAACAGACAGACAGCCGAGGCTATTGTTGCACAAGAAAAAAATGTAGCTAGTATTCAAAAAGAATTAGAAGAGGAAAAAGCTAAGGACAGCGAGTCTCAAAATGCAGATAGAATAAAAGATTTACAGAATACTCTACTAATAGAAAGGGAGGCTTTAGTAAGTAAGGCTGAATTAGAAAAGCAACTTGCAGATGAGGTATCAGAAGCAAGAAGACGAGCTGGTATAACTGCTTTTGAAAGAAAGATGGAGGACTTACAGAGAGAAAAAGAAGCAGAGCAGTTAAGATTTAATGAGAAAATTGCATTGTTGCGAGAAGAATTAGTTGAGGCAAATTTAGTTCTTGAAGGAAGAAAGAAAGCTGAACAAGATCTCACAGCAGAAATCAAAAAACAGAATGAGATGAGACGAGAGGAGTACATAAAAACAAAAGAGGAGGCGATAAGAACCACAGATACTATAATTGTTCAAAACGAAAGACTACAACAACAGAGTGGAGGTTTTGGAAAACTTATTAAAAATGTTGGAAATGTATTAGGTTTTGCAGAGGGTGGAGTAGTGCCGGGCCCTATCGGTACTCCTGTTCCGGCTATTGTACATGGTGGGGAAACTGTTATCCCAAGTGGAAGAAGTATCGGTAATAATATAACTATAAACAATCCAGTTTTACTTGACGATACTATGTTAAGTAAACTTAGCAGTGAATTAGGTAGAATGTTAAGGAATGATCTTAGAGTATGATAAATATTACAATCAACAGCATAGACCGAACCGACAAAGTTGAGTTTGGCTCTATTGAGATACAGAATATTCTAACTCGGAAAAGAGATAGATGTTCTTTTGATATTATTTCTCATACTGGACAGATCTATAAACCAAAATTAGGAGAGGAAATAGTTATCACAGATGATGGTACTAAGATCTTCGGAGGTCTTCTTGTTTCCTCTAGAACTAAACCCTCTGCTTTTGATACAGTGATAAACGAATATTTATGTCATGACTATACAAGAATGTTAGACAGAAAACTTGTACCAGATACTTTTAAAAATGAAAGTATAAACGATATTATTGCTTCATTGAAAGATGATTATTTTCCTCATGATATCACTATAAATAATGTTGATGCGCCACCTATTATTAAGTATGTGGCTTTTAATTATAAACCTTTGGCTAGTGTCTTGACTGAATTAGCCGATGCTGTGAATTATGATTGGTGGATAGACTATGATAAGGATTTACACTTTCAAAGTAAGTTAACCTCAACGGCTCCGATTGATATCAAAGATGATGATGGTTCTTATAGTTATGATAGTTTAATAATTCGTAGAGATAACTCACAACTTAGAAACACAATTATTGTTAGAGGTGGAAAATATTTAGCTGCTCAATTAACTTGGGAACAAGTAGCAGATGGTAAGACTAATACATTTCCAACTCGTTATCAATTTACAGATTTTGAAGCTAGTTTAACAGGACAAGCATTAAATATAGGTATAAATGCGATTAATGATCCAAATGATTTTGATGCTCTCCATGACTTTAATCAGAAGATTTTAATATTTAAGGAGGCAGACAAACCGAGTCTTGGAAACTTTTTGAAAATGTCAGGTAAACCTAATCTACCAGTTATCGTTAAATACACAGATCCAATAAGTATTGCAGCCACAAGATCAGCTGAATTAGGTAGTGGTGATTATGAATATCTAATTGAAGACAAGTCTATCAACTCTAAGGAGGGGGCAAGACAGAGAGCAGAGGCAGAAGTTCTGGCCTATGCAACCACCTTATCAGAGGGGGAATTTATAACCGAAACATCAGGACTCAAAGCAGGACAGAGGATCTATATCAATTCTGTATCAAGAGGAATAGCAGAATATTTTGTTATTAATAAGGTTGTTATCCGTCAACGAACAGCGAACAAATTTGCCTATCATATATCACTTATCACGACACGCACTTTTGATCTTATAGATGTTTTGCAAAGATTATTATTAGAAAGTACAAAGAAGATTACAATTTCGCAAGATGAAACAGTGGACTTAGTTGAGGCCTTTCCAGCAGAGGAGATTACCTTAGAAGATGTTGTAACTACTTCTAAGGTTCACAATCCAATAACAGAGGGGATAACTATGGGAGAAAGTTTTAGTGCAAATATTGATTATCCTGTGGAATTTGTTGTTGGTCCATACACTCCAACTGGTTCTAAAAGAGTATTTATATTAGATGGATCACCATTAGGGTAGCACATTATAAATTAACAAGTTATAATATAATTATGAAAGTACAAGATCAAATAAAAATAAAAGGACATTTAAAATTTACCATAAGAGATAAGAAAACTGGTAAAATTAAAAGAGTTGCTGAATATGATAACTTGATCACGACTGTTGGCCGCCAATTCCTAGCTGATAACTTAACTAATGGTTCTCCTGATCATACACCTAGAATAAATTTTGTTGCTCTTGGTTCAGGAACAACTGCACCAGCTAATGCTGATACGGCTCTTGAAACATTTATCTATGCAAATGCAATCGCTAGTGAAACTAATGCTGCTAATGTTGCATACTTTACAGGGTTCTTTGATGCTACTGAAACAACAGGAACTTACAAAGAGGCAGGTTTATTTGCAGACAGTACCGATGGAACAGATGGGGTATTATTCTCACATGTTGCTATTGACATTACTAAATCAGCCACAGAAACATTGACTGTTGACTGGACTGTAACCTTAACATAATATTATGTCTTATCCTTGGAACATTGGAGACGAAGTAAACGCATCAGAATTAAATTCAAAATTTGATCTTAGTTTTGGTGGAGACGGATCAGATGGAGCATTGGCTATTACTACAGGTACTACTGATATAGATTTAGGGGCTGTATCTGTTGTTGAATTAAATTACACATCCATTTCAATTACAGGAACAGGTAAACTAACTTTTTCAAATCCTGCTACACATGGAACAATGATAGTTCTAAAATCACAAGGTGATGTTACTTTAACATCTTCTGAAACACCTATGATAGATGCTTCAGGTATGGGTGCGGCTGGTGGAAACAAAGGGACTATATCTAATAATGTTAATGAGGCTGGAGCAATAGGTTATGATGGTTACTGTTCTCTAATAAAAACAAATGGTGCTGTTGCTCCCACAACTTCTGCTGTTGGTACAGGTGGGGCTATTGCAACTACAATAGCTTTTATTGTAAATTCTTTTAAATATTTTAATGCTTGGGTTGGTTCTGGTGGTAGCACTGGTAGCACAGCAAGTTCTGCTTCTGGTTATTGGACACCTGCTAATACTGGAGGAAGAGGTGGAGGATGTTTGGTTATAGAATGTGCAGGTGCATTTAATTTTACCACAGCATCAGGAATTTCAGTCAATGGTAAAGATGGTTCAGATGGTGTTGATGGCCCAGGGTCTTACAGAAATGTTGCAGGTGGTGGTGGAGGTGCAGGAGGTTTCTTTCTTGCTTTATATAATACACTTACAGCCAATACAGGAACAGTAACGATTGCTGGTGGTATTGGTGGTGATAATTCAACTGGTACAACATCAAGTAATACTGTTTATGGAGGTGGTGGTGGAAGTTCAGCAGATATAGTTGGAGGTGATGGATCTTCATCAGGTTCATCAGGTGTAACAACAGGTGGAACAGGATCAGTAGGACTTTCGTCAGTACAAGAAAATAAAGTATTCTAAAATCATGAAAGATATATATAAATACCTAAAAGGAACTAAAGATAAAATAGAAATCAAAGATTTCAAAG